GGTCAACCGTTGCAGAATCCGATGATCCAAATGTCTGCCCGGCTACAGTCCACTGCTGCACGGTGACGGTGCTTGCTGACCGCCCGCGCGCCACTGGAGGATGCCTGCCATTCCACGATTGCACCCCTGAAATCTGATTCACATTAGCGTTCGCGCGGAAGCCAGATGCGGAGAAATTCGCCGGTAAGGAAACCGTTCCTTCGATATAGCTTGCCGATACAAAAGAGAGCGTACCGACGGCATAGCAAACCTGGCCCCCACCTGCAATCGCAGAGCGACTCCATTGGAATTGGAGATGATCTGCATCAAGGCACCGGTCGGAACCCCCTCTGATTGGGATACCGTCCCAACGACACTGGTCAGTACCAGAACCCTATCGCTAACAAGTCAACGGCTGCGCTGGCGTATCCGCCCGGAGCTATCGTTTGTACAAGCACCACACGAAAACTCGACCCGCTGTCCCTGATCACTTTCGGTATCAGCCCATTATCAGATGTTGAACTGGACGATGTGGAGACCAATCGATAACCGCCTAAGCTGACGTAACTTGCAGGCAAGGTGATGGCTTTGAAACCCGAAGGGTCGGTCGTGGCAACCATCATGCACACCTGCTGCCCAGCGGCGTTTCGGAATGCTACGCCGTTGCTATTTTCGATGCGCTGCCATGCTGAGCCAGATGGGGCTCCGCTGGAAACGCCTACCGTACCAACGACACTGTCACGGCCATATAGGGGTGCGGAGCCGATGGCGTTTAGGAAAGCAGCGCTGCCGAAAGGGGTGAACAACGGACCCAGGGTGATCCAGGCGTCATTGGAGGCATTGCGGACTTTGCGTACCTCGTTCGCTGCATCAGCCCACACCATCCCCGGCCAAGTGGGATCAGGCGCGGCAGCGCCGTAATAGTCCGTGGCAAGCGCCTGCTCTTCGACGATCTTTCCGTACAGCTCGGCGAAGTTCGCATTGGCCTTCTCAAACGCAGTTGGAATCGGCTCGCCGAATTTTCCACCAGGCTGCGGGGTGGTGGTGTCGATTATCTGTCTTGCCATTTCAAACGCTCATAAAAAAAGCCCCTCGAAAGGGGCTTGGTGGGATTAGGACAGTTAGTCCGGGTCGGCTATCTTGATCGGGCCATCAGCGCTTAATTTGTACGAAGTGTCGTACACGCCCTCCACAAACTGCGCGTCCATGGCTTCGGCGGTGGGCACAATGACAGTCTCAAGAGGACCGCTGAGCGTCTGCAAAAACCGGCCCTCTTTGTCGAATAGAGAAACGTCCATAATCACCTCATCGCAACAAGAACAGTAATGGCGCACTCCGGCAAAGATCCCGACCCGCTGATAGCGTTGAAAACTCTGCGCAGCGTGAATGTGTGAGTTCCAGCACCCACAGATCGAACGATGGTCGATGAGTTTCCGAACCATCCTGATCCATTAGTGAAGATATTTAGGGACTTTGTGGTCGCGCCGTTTATGAGCACAGAGGCCGCATTGGTCGTGGACCACATCCCTACATAGGCATTGATCGTTACCTGGGCACCGTGAGGTACGTTTACAGAGACGTTGATATCCCGGGAGTTACCAGCTGGCACGCCAGTCTCGACCCCGCCCTCGGCAGATCCGTGAATAGTGACGGCGTTGCCCGCGATTTTGAGGGTATCCACCTCGGCATTTCCGATCTTTGCGTTCGTTATCTGAGCGTTGGCGATCTTTGCAGTAGTGATTTGAGCATCGCCGATCTTGGCGGTTGTAATAGCCGCGTTGGCTATCTTGGCATTGGTCACAGCCAAATTAGCGATCTTCGCGTCGGTGACCGCCAAGTCCTCAATATGGGCCGTTTGAATCCATGCCGTTCCGATCAGCGCCTGATTAATGAACGCCTGACCGCCCTGAATGACGAATGGTGTGGTGGCAATGCCATTGGTCAAGTTGAGGATGGCGAACCGATCCGCCAGAACATAGAACGACGATTGCACCGGCTGCCCAGGCTGCGCGTAGACGCCCAGAGCCATGCCTGCGGCATACATCTGGCCGCCAGAGGTCACCTCAGCGCGTAGGGTGTAGGTGGCCTCCAGCGCGCCATCAAGGCTTGCCAGCGCTGTCGTGGTCGCCTGCACCGCCGCCTCATTGACTGCCGTCTGCGCAGCCAGCAGCGCAGTCTGCTGGGCAAGCGACTCCGTTTGCGTGGCCCGGGTGATCTCCTCTTCCCTGATTGCCGCGTAGTTGTCGTCTATCCGGGAGACTTGCGCATCAATACGCTGGGTAAGCGCCAGGTCGCCGCTGGCTATGCTCTTCAGGACAGATAAGGTGCCGGCGAAAACTGTGGTATCCCCCGAATAGATTTCGTCGTCGCCCGACAGTTCACCGATGACTTCTTCGAAGACCTCTTCAGCAATGCCGGTACCGACTTCCGTCTTGATGTCCTCGATGAGGCCCTGGGCCAGCTGGTCTTCACCGATAAGGCCGTTGAAATATTCGAGGTAGCCTTCAGCATCCGCCGATGCCTGTCCCATCACGCCGCCAGCGGCAGGATACCAGTCTCCCGGCGTGCCGTTCTTGTCGATTAGCCGTGCCCAGAACCACAGGCGCGCGCCCGCGGACAAGTTCAACAAGGTGTGCCGATTCGTCGGGTAGGAGAACTCGCCCAGCAGTACAGCCTGATTGAAATCGTCTACCTGGGCGTAGCGCAGCTCGGTACGCTCGATGATATTGGGTGTACTCGGGAACACCCAGGACAGTTCGATACCGAAAATGATTCCCGTCGCGGTGAGCGAAGCGACCACCGGCGGCGGCGCAATATTGCCTGCAACGGGCGTAGACAGGCTATATGCCCACAAGCTGGGCACGTCAAGGCCATTGACCGCACGCACACGGGCGACATAATCGCCGGCATAGGCGTCCGGGATCTCAACCAAGCGCGTCCCGGTGCGCGGCACCGTTACCCAGTCGCCGTTATCCCGGCGCCACTGGACGTCGTAGGCGACGGCATGCTCGGCCTTGTCCCAGGTGATTTCCGCCATGTGGCGGGTCGTACCCTGGTAGAACTTATGGAACGAGGCGATCTGGACGTTGGCGGGAGCCAACTGCGAGCGCGGCGGTACCACCGACACCGGCAAGGGCTCAAGACGCACGCCATTGTCGATGGCGGAAGCCTTATCCGGGTGGTGAAAGACCGCCGAGATTTCGTAAGTTATACCCTCGGCCTCGCGCACCGAAATGACACGGGCGGGCTGCGTGACGAGGTCTTCGGCATCAGTGGCCCATACCGCCTCAGCGGCTGGCGCCATGGAGTATGCGGGGCTGACCGTCACGACCCTGTCGGAGATCAGTGACACCGTCCGGGTCTGGGCTCTCCCGCTGGGCAAGTTCACCGTGAGCGTGTCGCCAACCTTGATCGGATGGTCGCGATCGAGCGTCACCGTCGTGGTCGTCGCCTGGCGTATCCGCCCGCCGATGTGGCGACCTGCCCGGTTCCGATCAGCGATCTTGATGATGTCGCCCGGCTGTGGGATGACGCCGTCCAGCCCCACGGAGAAGGAAATACCGCCCGTCTCCATGCGGGACGTGTACAGATGATAGAGGCCCACGCGCTGGGCTTGGCCGCGGCTTGTGCAGCCGAACGCCTTGACTTCGATCTTGCGAATGCCGTAGCGGCGAATACCATCATCATCGTTGACGACTTCGACCTTGGCGCGATAGAAGTCGGTCGGGTCGTTCCACGACACAAGCGCTACCGTGCGGCGGGTCGATAGGTCGGCTCCGGTGTATTCGAAGCGACCGTTGATGACGTTCGCGTTCGTGAAGGTATAGACGGGGTCGCTGGGTATGTCCGCGACAGCCACCACCTGGCCATTGGCCCAGTACGCCATGCCGCGAAATACGCTGGTCAGGTCGTTCAGGACGCGCAAGGCGTCCGCCTGGCTCTGCAGGTAGGTATTGCAGGCAAAACGCGGCTCCTGGCCGCCCTGGCCGTCCGAAACCATTTGGTCGCAGTAGGCGCCGATCTGATACAGAGCATAGCGGTCGATCATCGAGGCGTCGATGCGATCCCCGAGGCCGTACAGCCTGCTGGTCAGGATGTCGTAATAGATCCAGGCCGGATTGTTCGACCAAGCCGACTTGAAAGTGCCATCCCAGACGCCAGAGTAGGTCCGGGTAATCGGATCGTAGTTGCTCGGTACCCGGATGACCTGGCCGCGCCAGTGGTACGCCCGGGTCGGAATTGAGCTGAACTGCTCCGCGTCGATCTTGATGCCCACCATAGCGGTCATCGGATAGCGGAACTTTCCGTCTATGACCTCGGCATACGACTGGACCTGAAGCGTGTCCTGTATCGCGGTCGAGTTCGCCATCGGCGTAATGCGGCGTACACGCACCGTCCATCCGGACGCCGAAGTCGGAAGATCGATGCGATGCGTGCGGGCATAGCCATTGACCGTTTTCCCATCCACGGCGGCGGATAACACCTGGGTGAAGGATCCACCGCCCACCGCCAGATCGACGGCGTACTCAATGCGATAGCCGACCCGGTCGCCGAGATTGGCCCCCGACTCGATAGCCTTCAGGAGCTGCGGCCAGAAAAGCGTTACCCGCACCGCCGACAGGTCAGGGTTTGTGATCGCCTGCGTCCAGGGCTGGCCGGGCTGCACTTCCGTGCCGACCGACGTGACGCTGGCCGCGGCAGGAAACCCCGGAATATGCTCCTGGTCCTGCGTGCCATACCGAACCTCGACCTGCACGTTCCGAAAGTTCAGGCTGCCATCGGCGTTCTGAATGGGCGTGCCATCGAGATAGATGTCGCACAACGGGTCCGCGCTATGCGCGGGGCCCGCCATCACCCCATTGCCGATCACGTCCAGCAGGGCAGCAAATGACGTGTTGTGCAGGCTGTCCGGCTGCTCGACAGGCGTGCGCGCGCTTCCGCCCCCGCCCTTGCCACCACCGCCCGAACCGACGATGCGAACGCCGCCGCGGCGGTCTTCCATCACTACCGTCATTGCTGATCTTCCGAATACATGTCGCCGGATACCGTCACCGAGCCCACAATGGCCTCGCCATAAAGGACGGGCACGGGATTACCCTGGGCCGTGACGTTGACAGGGCCATTGAAGTTGTAGCTGGCGCCGTTGTCGGGCGACTCGACGCTGGTCAGGCCCTGGGGCTGCTTGGTGAGGAGCTGCGAAACGCCGCCCAGGACCATGGAGACACCCAGGCCAAAGGCCATTGAGCCCGCCCACCCCGAGAAAGCGATTCCGGACGCTGTCAGTGACGCGCCTCCGGTTAGAAATGCCGCGCCGATCAGCGCGGCGCCCAGAATGATCTGGAGGAAGCCCCCACGACCAGAACCCAGAATGACGGGCGCGATGCGGATATCCTCGTCGCCAGTGGGATACTCGAGCGCCGCCTGGCCGATGTTCTGCTTGCCTATGAAGCAGGCGTAGCCCAGGCCCCTGTCCTTGCTCTCGTTCAGAAAGCGCTGGAAACCAGGAACCATCTGGCACAGCGCCCGGACCGCGCCGGCCGTGTCGTTGCACACAAACCGATGCACCCGGCCAAACTGGGCTCCGAGCTTTCCATAGAGCCGGATCGTCCGCAACTTTTCACCAGGCGCAAAAAAACCCGCCGAGGCGGGTCCGTCCATAGCGATGTCTGTCACATCAAACTCCTGTGTCGGACGATCATCCGAGTGTTGTCGCGCCAGTAGCCGGCGTAAACGACCCGCTCGGACAGTCTGGGCATGGCGTGGTGCAGCAGCGCATTCGGCACGGGGTGCAGGTCGGGCTGGGACTTGAGCTCGGCATCGCCCAGGTAGATGCCGCCGTGGTTCGTGCGGTCTGAGCGGTGTTGCATCAGGATGACGTCACCGTATCGGGGCCCGTCATCCACGCGCACAAAGCCTGCGGCCTCGAAGTTCTCCAGATAGAGTTCGCCGCATTCGGGCTTGCTCCACCAATCGTCGGGGCGTTCAAAGTCGGGGATCTCGATACCAAGTTCCCTGGCGTAGAAGTCGCGAATCAGCGTGTAGCAATCCAGCTGACCATGGAAGAATTCGCGGCCCACCAGCGGCGCTTGATATCCCGATGGTTCGAACGAATGCCACCCGAGCACTTTGGGCGCATCTTCGTCGGCGTCCTGGCCCACGGCCACAATGTGCCAGGGCAAGCCCGTCGCCTCGCACGAAACCAGATCGGCCTCGGTTGGCTTGGCATCACGATTGATATGCGAATGCACCACCGCCAGCACCTGGCCTCTATCTTCGGCCGCCGCATAGTCCTCGGCTGGTAGCCGGAAGTCCTGGCCGTCCTCAGCCACGTTCCTGCAAGGCACGTACTGCTGCTTGTCGTCGGCGGCCAAGATCAACCCGCATGCCTCCCTTGGATACCCTGTCAAAGCGTGTCGCTCAATGGCTCTGCGAATATTGGCTCTCATCATCGAATCCTGTCAGCCGAAGCAAACCCGCCAAAACTGAGGGGCTGCCACTCACCAAACCGCTTCTTGCAGTCCGAGACCCGCCCGCCGCACTTATCGAGGCTGGGATCGGCCACTGGGTTGCCGTCCTTGTCGAACATGGCCGAGCCGGTATAGCCGCACCACGCGCCTCGATACCCGCCCTCGGGGCCTGCCATCGTCAGCCAGCCGCACATGTTGGCCATAATCTGCCGACGCGGCAGCTGAACACCATCGAACTGCAACGGCGAAGCCAGCACAAACGTCACCATCTCGGGCGTCTCGAGCTTTTTCTGGCTTACGAGCCAGCGCTCATCTGGCAGATGCTCATTCGGATCTGCCGTCGGGTTGCCCCCTTCGAAATTGACCGCGTCCAGGTATTTGGCGAATGTCCGCCGGCGGATCAGCGTGGCCCCTACCAGATCATCGAGCGCCAAGCACAGGGCCGACACGACGCCGGAAATCGGATTGCCTTCGCCATCCTCGCCGATGTTGCCCACCGAGAGCTCAGGCAAAGGTTGCTGGCCCTCTCCGGTACGTTCGAAGTTTCTAGCCTCGATCGCCCACGGGAAGTACTGCTGCCCCTGCCAGGTAATCACGCCATCGTTGTGGTTGTGATAGCGCTCGACCAAGCCGCCGATGGCAGTGCAGTCCAGCTCGTATAGCGTCACTCGATTGCCCGGCGTGAGCGTTTGAACGTCGGCTAGGATCACGGGGCGAACCTCTCTTCGAACGTAGTTGTCAGCGAGTAATAATCGACGCCGATAGGAATCACGTTGTAGCGCTTTGCCTTGTACAGGCCGGCTGCGCCCAGTGGGGGCGCCCACTCAAAAAGGAGATAGCCTTTGTGGTCATCTAGAAACTGCTTAATAGGCTCTATCTCATCTGATTGCCCCCTGAAAGTGAGCGGCCAGGATTGGGCTCTATTGTTGATTCCCTCGCCTACAGATTGCTCATAGCCGTCGTCGAACTGGGCATCCAGGGTGCGGAACCCGAATTCGCCTTGCGGGCCGAAGCTGGGCTTCCACGTGAAGACTCGATACGCCATCAGAATGCCCCCTGCTTAGCTTGCCAGGCCATGCCACCCTGCTGCTGCGAGCGCATTTGAAGCTCCTTGAATCGCGCATCGACGTAGCGCGCGATATCCGCTCCGAACTTTTCCAAGCCCGACGGCGCTTCGGTGCGCGGACCGGAATCAGCAAAGTAGATATTGACGTTCGGGGCGGCCCCACTCGTTGCGCCGGCGATGCCGCCGCCCGATCCGGCGCTAACTGGCGTAACATGCCCGCCCTGCGACCCCATCATGAGAAACTGATGCTTCCCAACATTCAGCAGTTCAGGCGTTCCCGCCTCGTTGACCTCGTACATCTTGCCGGCGGACACGGGCCCGCCCTTCTCTCGACCAGGGAAAGTCCAATTCACGCCGGGCGTAACGCCGGCAGGCGCTGCAGTAGGCGCGAAAAGGCTGCCGAGCCCCATCCACTGAAACACGCTCGAAGCCGCCGCCTGCAGCTGCATCTTTATCAGCATCGACGCGAAACTCTGGAGCACGTTGTCGAAGTTCGCATCCATGCCGGCCGCCCAGCGCGCACCGGCATCGGCAAGGCCATCAAGCGTGCTGGTTAAGGCCGAATCGACTTGGCCTGCCGAATTGCGCGCCTTGTCGATGTAGTTATCTAATGCCCTTGATACGCCAGTCAGCCAGTTTTGCTCCTCGACCATCCGCCGCTGGGCCGAATCGCGGATGATGTCAATTTTCTGTTCTTCCGCTTCGCGCAAATACTGAACTTGCTGCCGGTAAGATTCCTGGCTTAATCGAGTTGTATCGACCAGTTGCGCTTCATCCAGCTCGCGTCGACGGCGCGCGAACTCCTCTTGGATTGCATATTCCTGTTCGAGCTGGGCGCGGCGCCGGTCACCCATCCCCATGCCGGTAATGGCAAGGTCCTGCTGGGCTCGGAACACCGCAATCTCTGCTGCCAAGTTGCGCTGCTCGCGTAGGGCCTCGGTTTCAAGCTTTAGCGCCGCCTCTGCATCTTTATGCGCCTGGACCTTATCAAAGAGGGCCAGGGCATACTGGCGCTGGGCCTCGGTGCCTTTGGCGGTTTCGATGCGATGCCGCGCGGCCTGCTCATCGGTCATCCCCAGCACCGAGACCTGGTCGCGCAAGGTGGCAATCATGCCCTCGAGCGTGTCTTTCGTCGCCTTACTCGAAGACCGGCTGCGCGTTTGCTGGGCAGTCATGTGGTCAACCGCAGCGGCAGCCGAAAGGACAGCCGAACGGTATTGGTCCGACACATCGGTTAGGCCGCTCAGGTACCGCTCAGCCGCTTTCGTTGCGCTATTACCGTCCTGCATCTTGGCAACGCGCTCTTGTAGGGTGGTCAGATACTTGCCAGATTCGCCATCAAAGCCCTTCAGGGCGGCATTGAGCGATTCCTGGGCCCCTGCCGCGTTCGATGTGGCCGTGGATAAGTCCTCATGAGCCTTGCGCAGTTCATCGGCGCGCGTGCGAGCGCTCTCCATTTCCCTGGCGCTCGTGGCAACCTGGGAGGCGAGTTCCGTCTGGTGACGCACCCATTCTTGCGAGGCCCCGTCAGTCTGGGCAAAACTCTGGATCAGGGCAAGAATCCGCGAATCCAGTTCATCGTAGGAAATGGCCCCGGTCTTGGCTGCCTCGGTCAGTTCTCGAATCGCCGTGGTGCTGGCGCCCTGCCAGCGGGCCATTGCGGCGACCCCGTCCACAACCGAGCCCTGGGCCAGCTCCCTCATGGCTGCATCAAGCTGCTTGACGCCCTGGCTCAGCTCCTGATTCGCGGCATTAAGCGCCACCTGCCGCTGGCTCTCGGCAAGCTCCCGGAACTGCTTCGTCACTTGCTCGAGCGGTTGCTGTAGATCCAGTACGCTGCGCTGAGCGGCATCCGCGTTGCTACTGAAGGCTAGGAACGACCCTGCGGCGATCAGGGCGGTGACGCCCAGGCCGACCGGGCCGCCCAACACACCTAAAAGCGCTGTGCCCGCCCGCGTGTAGCCGGCCTGGGCAACCGCCAGTTGCTTGAGCGCCGCTTCGTGCGCCTTTTCGGCTGCTGTCAGTTGCGCCGTGGTCGTAATCAGACCGAGCTTCGCGCGAGTGTCGGCCAGCGTTGCTGCGGTGCTCGCGGCCTGTGCCTGTGCTTCGTCGAGAATCGCCTTGGCTGCGTGGGTGCGGGCCGCAAACGATGCGATAGTCGCCCGCGTGCTTTCGATAGTTCGGGCGGTGTAGACAAAGAGCGCGCCGGCAGCCGTCACGCCAATGACATTAGCAATGGTCTCGAAGTTGTCGCCCAGGATGCCGAGCCCCGCGGCAAGCGCCGCCGTCGCTCCAGCCGCTTCGTTCTTCCAGCCCACGTACTCTGTAAAGGCCGTATTGATATTCCGCAGCGCGTCTCGCACGGTCGTGGGCATTTCCTCCACAGCCTTCAGGATCTGCTCATTACCGTCAATGAGGGCCTTGGACAGCATATCAGCTGATATCTTGCCCTCGATACCCATCTTGCGGATCTCGCTCGTGGTCTTACCGGAGCTTTCCGCAAGCAGATTCACGATGTTGTCGACCGTGCTGTAGATGGTCATCCAGGCGTCAGCCTCCACCCTCCCGCGCTGGAACGACTTAGCAAGTGCTTCCATGGCGGCAGTGCTGCGCATGGCACTGGCGCCATTGACCACCAAGAGGCCCGAGAACGTATCCACCGCATCAATGCTCTGATCAAGCGTCAGACCCATGTCCCGAAGCACGGGGGAAAGCTGAATGAAGCTTTCGCGGGTCTCGTTGATGCCCCGGTAGGTCAGCTGCGCCGATTCGGCCATGCGCCTTTGCACATGCTCGTACTCTTCGGCGCTCTCGGTCGCCATCCGAATGCGACTGGCGTACTGGCCCCATTCGTCGGCCGTGTCGATAACGTGCATGACCGAAAAGCCCGCGATCGCGGCCTTTAGGGTCCGACTGATCGTGGCGGCGGCGGTAGTTGCGCGCTCGTCCGTCTCGCGCAACGACTGGTTCATGTCGTCGATGCCGCGGGCGCCTTGGTGGGCTTCCTTGCCAGCGCCGGAGAACGAGCGCCCTGCAGTCGTGCTTGATTTGCCCGCCTTGGTTGTCGTGCTGACAACGCGAATGCCAGCATCATCGAGCGCAGACAGGGCCTTTTCAAGATCCTCAGCCTGCTGCTCGGCGCTGCGGCTGTCGATCGTGATCGATAAGCGGGATTCGTTGGCCATGGCGTACCAAAGAAAAAAAGGCCCCGTCAGGTGACGAGGCCGCATAAAAATGCCCGCTCTAGGCGGGCTACGTGGCTACTACAAGGGAGAGCTAACCGCTAATCACAGACGTCTATCCAGAGTTTTGCAAACTCATCAGGCGATACAAGACCGTCTCCCTCCAATATCACCATGCGATCTGATTTCGCGATAAATCGGCGGTATCCGGTAAATGCCCCAAATGAATTCTTTGCGTTCACTTCGCCGCAGATTCCATTCTGATTTCTAAATTGAGCGCTATCAGGGTCTTTCAAGTTCGCTCCTACAAAGCCTCTTACCAGGCGCTGGAGTTTGATTTCCTGCATCCTGGCGTCACTTGCCGCACGCTTCTCCTGTCTGGCAGAAACTTGTGCTTCACTCATGTAGTAAAGCTGATACCACGCAGCACACCCCAATAGAACTACGGTAGCAGCCGCAAGCAAACTTTTTCCGGTCTTCTTCATTGACGCTGAAGCAGCCTCGAGCACTTCTTTGCTGTATGGCGCCCCGTCAGTCCTTAGTGCGGACCCCGAGTTCTTTCCGAATGCAAGCTGGAGCCCAACCGCCGCGCCAAGCAGCGCAATAATGGCAATAGCAACGACGATGAGCATAGCCGCCTCCGTAAGTAAATATTACGGAAACTATACCCCATCAAGATAATCGCGATCCATTGCCAGCACACAAGCGTCGAGTTCAACTCGGGACAACGGCGAGCCGTAGGCGTCGACCGCCTTGCCGATCTCGACAGAAGACAGCGGTAGAGCCACGGCGCCACCCATGCCAGCCAAGTAACGCCTGGCCCGATTAGCAGCCCAGAACACGCCAATAACGTGGTCGGTAATCGGGTCCGTTTCCGCTTCCTGCGGCACGGCCATACCCAATTTGGAATAGATCAGGCCTTGCTTTTGGCTCTTGCCCTGCCACTCCCGTTCCCACCGGAACCGCTCGAGCGCTTTCCCACCGTCTCGGCAACCTCCTGCTTAGCGTCGATAGCCACCTTGGTTGCTTCGGTGATGATCCAGGCAAAAACAGCCACGTTCGCGCGCAGCAGCTTGGCGGCCAGTTCAGGCGAGTAGGCCACGACTTTGCCGTCGTCGTCTTCAATGGGCCCCTTCCAGTCCAGCACGATGTACCGGCCCAGCAGGTCGCATTGAATGTCATGCTCGCGCCGATCGCTCTTGCCTGCTGTCAGGTTGGCCAGTGTCTGGCCGGCATCTTCCCGGGCGATCAGCCGCCGGGCCCGCTCTAGGGCGATCTGGTAGGCTTCGGTGTCGATGCCGGCGATTTTGAAGGAAATCTCCTTGTCAAAATCTACCCACCGCTCACCGATGGCCGCCGGGTCGGTTTGTGAAATGCACAGCACCATAGATTAAGGCTCCACAAAAGGTACGCGGGTGATGGTGGGGGCCGACTGAACCGCCGTCCAGTTCAGGGTAGCCTGAATGATGTCGCGCTTGCCGCCAGAAGGCAGGTCGCCATCGACTTCGACCTTCGGGAAGTTGAAGGTATATGCATTTCCCAGGCTATCCGTGACCGGAAATTCGACCTCAAACTGAGTGCGCGCAATCTGCTCTTTCCAGATCGAGTATGCCTTTTGAGACCAGGCCAGCGTGATCGTGCCGGTAATCGCGGCTTCCGTCTCGATGATCGCTCCGGGGCCGAGCTTGCCGGAGCCCAGGCACCGCTGCAACTGTACCGTATTGTCGATGTTGATCGTCATGGCCGACACGCACGCCGAGCCGGCCAGTGACACATCGTCGACCTTGATGTCTCCCACCGACATCGAAGACATGAACGGCGTGGTGGTGGCCGCATCGGGCACGCCGGTGACAAACGAGGTCGTCGCGTCCTCGTAGTCGAGCGCCTGGCCGCCGATGGTCAAGATGATCTTGCCTTCCTCCGGGATCTCAATGGAGCCAGTGGCGGCGTGCACGCCCTTGAATAGGTGATACGTGCCCACGTCCGTGAAGGCCTTCTGCACGCTGAACGTCTTGCGCACCGAACCGATGGCCAACACGTCCGTCGCCCAGTTTCCATAAAAGAGCGCCGCCAGCCAATCATCGAACGTACCGAAGGACATTTCGCCGACTAGATCGCCGCCGATGGTCAGGCCGGTAACAACCGAGCCTTGAGAGAGCCGAGAATCGGTGATCTCGTCCGACACTTCGGTGGTGGGCGTGGGCGACAGCGTATTGCTGGTCAGCCGGGCCGTTTTCCACGTGCCCGAGATGGGCGTTGTGCCGGGGGTGACCTCGGCGATGTAGTGGGTTTGAACTTTTGCGCCACTCGACATTTTTGATCTCCTGAATAGGCATAAAAAAGCCCGGTAGCGGGCGCTGAAACGAAAAAGCCGCCCGAAGGCGGCCGATTGATGAATGGCTGGGCCTATCCGGCCCGGTATGGGATGTTGACGTTGACCTGGTAGAAGCCGCTCGCCTCGCCTACGTTGACCTGGCTGGCCTCCAAGCACTCCAGATCGCCAGACGCCCAATAGGCGAAATGCGATTCGAGCGCATCGGCCAAGGTAGCCAGCCCCTTGACGCCCGTTCGCACCCTGGCGAAGCACTGCACGACAATCAGGCCGGGCTTGCGGGTATAGGGCCGGTCTGCCATGCCGGCCATAAAGGACGTGCCCGG